GCTACAGCAATGAAGAGTTTTATGGTAATCTCACACGAAAATTAATAGACCGTATATTACAGAGGAATGACTAAACCAAAAGAAACCTATAGCACCAGTAAGGCATGGAGACAACTGGAAACTATCGAAACAAGACATTTTAGAAAAATGGCTGAGTTTTTCAGAAAAGAAAACAAAAAACTGAAAGAGGAAATAGCTGAGTTTAAAAAAGCAGGGAAAAAAGACAATTATATTGAAACTGTCTTAAAGAAATGAATAAAGTTCCTGATATGGTGAACCACCCTCCACATTACAACACAGGAGAGATTGAATGTATTGATGCAATCGAAGCCATGCTGTCTCACGAAGAATTTATAGGTTATTTAAGAGGAAATTCGCTAAAATATCGTTGGAGATTCAGACACAAAAACGGTGCTCAAGACTTAGAAAAAGCTGAGTGGTATGAACAAAAACTAAAGCCCTTGATACAGGAGAAAAATAATGGTTAAAGGAACCTATAGAATATTACAAAATTCAAGAACTAAAAAATATAGGGTTGTGGATGAAAAAGGTCATGGAGTGGACTTAGGCACTACTAAACTAAGACAAGCAAAGAAACGCTCTCCAGGAGCTATAGAAAAAATGGAAAAGGACTAATGGGAAAGGCTCCGGAAAAATCGGATGCCTCAAAAATTACAGATATTTTAGGTTATTTCTATTCTCTGTCTAAAGAAGATCAAAAATTAGTGTTAAAAATTTTACAGGAGAAGAAAAAATGATTTGTTATAAAACTTATCTGGAAGTCGACCAGGCCAACAAACTAGTAACTGCTTTTAATCAAAACCAACTACATGATCTACTGCCTTTTCTTAAAATCGGTTTAAAAGGAGCAAAGAAAAGCTACCGACTCTGCCTAGACTGTCCAGTAGATAGTTACCCAAGAGTTAATAATAAATTAAACGACGTCCTGGACTTAAATCTTGTCTGGGAAGAATATGATGCTGCTATGACTCCTGAATTTAAAAAAGGTTTACCAGGAGATCAGAAAGAAGATTATCCTATTCCGTAAACTGGGCTTCTTCGACTTCCAACAATGGCTTATAGTCTCCCAATAGTTTTTGTATTCTCTTTTTGATTTCTATTTCACTCAAAGAATCCAAGGTGCCCGTCCGCACTTCTTTTCTTTCTACATAAAGACCCGCTGCCCTACCTCTCTGAACCTCTGCTGAAACCGCAGCAGTTAGGTTTCCTTTATCTATGGCTTTGTCTCTTATGTCTGCAAGCTTTTTAACGTGCCTACTGAACGTAACCTCATACTTTTTGTCTATTTCCCCCTGGAGCTCTCTTATGTATCGAACGACAAGCGGGTATCTTTGTGGATTTAAAAGCTCGGAAGCTCTGACATGCGCACTTGATTTACCATACCCAGCAGTGATCGCGCACTCTGTTTGTGTTTTTGAACCGTCGTTATAAACAAACTCTTTTGCAAAACGCACCTGTTTCGGAGTCAAATGTTTTTCATTACGGCCTGATATGTTTCCTGATATTCCTTTGGGCATGTGTGAATTATATCTTTTAAAGTAAGTTTTAGTAAGTCTTTTTTCACATAACCTACATAACCTGAAACGCACCTCTCTCAGGTTATGTGAAAACCCCTATAAACAAAGGCTTTCAGGGAAAACGCACCTCCGCACCTCTGTTTTTGATATTTTTTTCGTATTAGTCAGTTAAAAAATCTCAAAATCTCAGGTTCAGGGGATGTGAGTGTTCTCTATATAGGAAAACAAAAACCTTGATTTTAAAGGGTTTCAGAGGCACCAAAACCCCGTTTTTACATAACTTCTACATAACTTCTGCGTGTTTTTGAGGTGCGGTGGAGAAATAGCCCCTTTTTCCTTAGAAATAGCCCCTTTTTCCTTAGAAATAGCCCCTTTTCCCTTAGAAATGACAGGTAAGTTCCTAGAAATCGACTATTTGTCCCTGGTCCTTGGTCCACCGCCAACTCGACGTAATGAAAATAACCCTTTACTTTATTTTACTGTGGAGTATACTACAGGTAGTTAGTTAGGGCTCCTATTTGTTGATAGACGGATACCGGTCCTAGTTCGATAGCCAATGTTCTTAGCTCTAACTAACTATCTCGGAGGATATTGGCAATAGGACCACCTAATTAATGAAAAAGAGGGAAAAAAATGAAAACAAGTGACTTAGCCATTGAACAAGAGCAGGCTCGCCAGGAAGAAACACATGAACACGAAGAAATGTATAGGAAACTGGAAAAGTTTGTAGAAACCTTTGAAGAAAAGGCATTACCAAAAGAGCGCGACTGGGTGCGGCTTACCATTACCTTAGACCTTGACGCAACAGAAGAGCTTAAAGAAATCCTTTTTGCTGAGAAAACTAATGGACCGCATAGGCTAAGGAACGAAAAGCTAGAGGAGTTCCTTGCTAGAGGTCTTTTTGGAGGGGGCTTTCAGCGTGCGTTTATTCCCAGTGAGTATCTTGGAGACGAGGGCATGGTGCTGAAAAAAGCAAAAGCAGAGCAGTTAATAGCAGTAGTCCACAATAAAGGGTTTATGTCTCATATAAAGGAGGAAGACCTATGACTATGAAACAAATTGACTGGATAGAACTCTACGAAACAAACCAGGACAGAATTGAAAGATTCAAGGCCAGAACATCTAAAAAAGTTGTACGGGAACTAGAACGTCGCGATCCGGACTACCCGGAAACCTACGAGGAGGTTACCCATGGATACTAATCCGGTGACTTTAGTTTACTTCGACAAAAAGGACGCAGATTTTTTATCACACTCACTCTGCACCTATACCGAAGAGTTCGAGCCAGAAATACACAAGGGAGAAATGCCCAATGGCGCTGGTAAACTGATTATTCATTTTTATTCAGACCAGCTTTCCGCCCTTACTGCTTATAAAATCTTTGACGAGCTACACATGAACACTTGTTTGGTTACTGTAGCCGATGAATGGGCCGTGATCGTGGACGATCCGGAAAGACACGCGGCTCTTTTGAACAGCTGACACCCATTAAGTTATCGGATTTGGTCCCAGTTCGTCAGTTTGTGTCTCGTGGTGTCAGCCCCTTATATAATGCGAGCACAGACGATGGGACTATGAACATGAAAGAAAAAAAGAAAAGACACCTCAAGATCATAGAATGGTTGTTACCCAGGATTCAAAAAGGAATTTCTGATCCTAGAAACTACGAAGAACTTCTTGGTCGTATCGACGCTAATCACAAACGCCACTTGCACAAGTAATATAATCCTCAGAGACAATCTCCCCTTCTTCCATTGTCTCCTGGATTTTGCGGTGTAAAGCCTTTTCTCGATAGCCTTGGCTATACCAGTATAAAGCAGCTTTTTCCCTTTTAGATGATTCGTCGCCCGTAGTTTCCATAGTTCATTGTGTGATTAACTGCTTTTTCAATAAGTCCCCCTGTTTTCTTTTTTACTACACCCTTGTTCATAAGATCTGTCACTGCATCAGAATACTCTGCACCTGTGTACGAACCTTTCCCTGGGTAAACAAGATCACTTGGAATAAAGTCACCGAGCTCTTTTTGCAGAGCCTTTACTTCGATGTGGTCAATTATGTCAGCACTGTCAATGCCCGTATAGGGCCGGGTCTGCATAGAAATAAGACCTTCGGCATCTTGTATTTCGGCAATATTGGAATAAGACATGTGCGGATCGAGTGCCAGATCCTTTTCCCATTTTCCTTTTCTTTTTTTGATTCTAATCAAAGAAAACTCATCCATGTTATCAGCACCAAATGGTCCGTGCATCCTGTTCAGAAAGTGCATTGCATCCACTGGGTTCGTCCAGGCAAAAACTCTAGGTTCTTCCTGGTATCTACTACCTGTTGCTTTTAGATAGTTGCTCGTCTCTATTGGGCTCAGGCCTCGTTTTTTTATGGCATCTATGTTTTTCGTCGGGGTTATGTGGTAAAGATAGTCTCCATATTTTTTGGCAGCTTTTCCTTTCTTCAAAACAGTTGATGCCACAGAAGGGGCAAAGGGCAACAGACCCAAACCACTTAAAGCATAATTCGCAAGCGAACGCGTCTCAGGCTCATCTCGATACATCTGCACATCGCCAACGGCGCCAATTATATCCGTAACAGGAAACCCGACGGGAGACATGCCTATTTTCTGAGCCGGATTCAAAGATTCCCAAAGAGAACCAATTCCGCCCTTGATTTCTTTTTCGCGACGCGAACGTTCAACAGTTTCTTCCAAGCGCCTTTGTGTTCGTTGTTCCCTAGCAGATTTCATATAATTCGTCGCCCGTAGTCCCCATAGTTCATTGTGTGATTAACTGCTTTCTTTACTACCCCACCTTTTCTCATGCCTTCAACACCACCCATTAGCACGATCTCTCGCATTTTTTCAATATTAACATACCAAACTTCGTTAGTAACATCCGTTAATACTGTCCTTCCCCCCTCTTTTTTTCCTAATGCAGCTTTGGTCGGATACTCTCCAATTTTTTTCATGTCCAGACCAAGTTCTTTCGCCATTTTCTTAGCCTCTTTAATTACTTCCACATAGGGATAGACAGGAGAACCTTCGGTGCCATATTTATGCAGGTAAACATGGGTTATATCAGGGAAAGTTTGCAACAACTTCACAATTCCCCGGTGTAATAAGTCCTTGGCCCAATCGGCTTCCTTCCCATATTGAGTGCCTTTGTGCGGATAATCAGGTATCTTGTCTTTTTCCTCAATCCTCCCGGTCAGTTCTTTCTCCTCAAGCCTTGATATATTCTCTTGTGTAAAATTTTTGTCCTGATTTAGATAAAGATCCAGCACAGGAGCCAGCTCAGGATGATTCTGTATCGCCACCGTTGCAAAAGGCCGTGCTTTTTTAAGAACAGTAGGGGCCATTTGTTGCCAGGCAACATATTTCACAAAAGGCATTATTTTATTAATGCCTTCTATAGTGGCCTCAACTTCAGGATCTGTTAGCTCTACCTGGTTGAAAAAAGAACCAAAGCTGGGCTTCCAATACTGAATGTCGCCCCTTATTTCGCTGTCTATAATTATGTTTTCTGCATCCCGGGAAGACAAAGTCCTTCCCAAACTTCTAAAAGGCTGTGCTTCCAACAACCAATCATAAAAAACATCTTCAGCTTTTCCCTGTGCTTTGAGAGTAAGCTCTTTTTGGGCAGCATCAGCATCTAAAGCTATTTTTTCCCCTAACGGATACCTTGCTGGTCCTGTCTCGTCTATGTTTGTCAGCTCTCCCAATCGTAGACGTTCGATCATACTGCTTAGTTCATGGGTAGGTATAGGATGCCCTTCCGATGCTAGACTCCGGCCTTGTTCTGGAAGGGGGTCAAAAAAAGCGGCAGCAGCCCCTCCTGTCCGGCTTTCAGGGTCATCTCCGATTCTAGGGAACAAACTCCGCAGCTGACCGTTATCCCGCGAAGGGATTCCCCCTTTGATAACATAGCGCGGGAACTGCTGTGGGCTTATGGGGTAGTCTTGCGTAGAAGAAAACTCTCCAGTTCTCCCTGTGTCTTTTTCTAAAGGCATAAATGGAGTAATTAACGCGAGAGGCTTCCCTAGAATCCCTGCGCTTCTTCCCGTTGTTGTTTTCGAAACGTAGGCTTCTATGGCGTTGTCTATTCCATCCAGCTTTCTTTGTAAAGTTTTTTCACCAGGAGTAAGCTCTGTTTCAGCTACTTCCGAACGGAACCTTAGTTTTCTCCATTCCGGCCTGGGACCTTTAGGATCCCCTTGCCTGTATATATCCTGTTGCATTTCCCAAAAACCATAGCCCAACGCACCTGGCTCATGGGACATCAGCAAACCTCTTGTCCACCCGTAGGTGCCAGGCACCAGGGAGTGCCCACTACCGCTTCTGTCGTATTCTAAAGAATGGTCTTTTCTAAGGTCTAGGTCTAGACCATAAGCATTTTCACTTGCCGCATCAAGCCTGGGATGAAAAGCCGCCCACATTTCAACGTTACTGCCAGGACCAATTTCACTGTCCGCTGGTTCTAAATAATAACCTCCCCATTTGTCCCCAATTCTTTCTTTACTAAAGCGAGGACCAAGGTAGTTATTAAACTGTGTTCCTTTATGCACGGTTTCACCTATGTTTTCCCAGGCATTGTAAGCAGGGTCTTTGGGGGCTAAAAAGGGAACCATCGCAGGGAACAGAGCCTCTGCTTTTTCAAGGCGCTCGGCTACTTTTGGT